GACAGGTAAAGGAGGCGGTTACTGCCGCTAACTACCCTAAGACGGCGGCAGCGTTACGCGCAACGCAGGTGGCGGTAGACCCTCTCACGCCTTTGCTCAGCGGGACGGTGACAGTTGGCGGGAAAACTTACAACGCGTTGCGAGACGCGGCTAATTACGTTCTTGCGCCTGAACTTAGCGCCGTTAGCATTTTGGCAAAAAGAACTGCGGACAAAGAAAGATCGCTCGCCGCCATGCGTCATGCTGAAGGTGTGCCTACGTCCGGCGGTCAAAGGTCGGTCACCGAAAGTTTGCTCATGGGCGGCGTTGCCGATCCTGCGGTTGCGGCGGCGCAAGCCGCTTTGGCCGAAGGCCGAACCGCTCCGTTAGTACAACAAGCACAGCAAGAGCGCGTCGCCGCCATTCAAAGTAACTTGCAAAATGTCGGCAATAACTTAGGGTTAACCGCCCGTGAACTGACGCCTGCCGAAGCTTCAAGTCCTGCGGCTATACAAGCGGCTTTGGAAGCACAAGTAGCGGCTCAAGAAGCGCGGTTGCAAGGTGCTGGGCGCAGTGTAACTAACCAGATACCCGATCCCAGCCAGCAAGCCGTAGGGGCGCGGTTAACGGAAATAGCGGAGCAGATTGCAAACCAATCGCGTACGAATGTTGTGCAGCCTGCGTACCGCGCTGTAGTTGCTGAAGGCGGCAATGTTCCTATTAATATAGACCGCGCGTTAGAAGCCGCGCAGGGGGTGCGCGGGTCCGCAGCGGGGCTTATGGATGCCAGTGCTGCCCCCGAGGGCGTTCGCGCGCTGGAGCGGTTTCGTGCGGAACCTTTGCCGGGCGAATTTACGCCGTCAATCATACCCGGCCTACCTGGCCGGACCGGCGCGCCTATACCGCAACCGTCCACGGTCACGACTGGTGACTTCATGACTGTTCGCGCGGCGCTCGCGCAAGACCGGAGCGCCGCAAGCGCGGCGCAGAATTACACAGGCGCGCGTAATATACGTCAAGTTATGGACGAATTGGATGCGTCGTTAAGAACTAGCGGTGTGTCCCCCAGAACGCTTGAATTGTTTGACGAAGCGCGGGGGCTGCATCTTTCCGAAGTGGTTGAACGCACAGGTACGGGCGAAACCGCGCAAATGCTGCAACAAAACAAATATAACAGGCCGGGGATATTGCCTGAAGATGTTGCGGCAGCGTTTCTTAAATCTGAAACGCCAGCGCAGCAATTCGTTACAACTTTTCGAAATGACCCTGTTGCGGCCAGAACAATGAGCGAAGGCATTAGCGGTCTGTTTCGTAAAGCGGCTGTGGGCGCGGATGGGCTTGTAGACGCTGAAAAAGCAGCGGCGTTTGTAAGAGATCATCGCAGGCAGTTAGACATTTTAGAAAGCAGTGGCATACGCGTTACGGATCAACTTACCGCAATCGCAGAGCAAGCCGCAACTAACGCTCGACAGCGTCAAGCGTTTGCGGAAAGCAGCGCCGTGTTCAGAAACGCTGGGGGCGCAGACGCAGTCATAGACGCGGCGCTGTCTACCACCTCCCGCATGGATTTCCTAACGCGGCAATTAAACGCTGATCAGCGCGCAGGTTTAGTAGGTAACATCAAGAACCGCGCGCTTGATGCGGTCAAAGCTGGCAACCCTGACGAAGCCATTAAGTTCTTGACTAGCGGCAAAAACGCGCAAACTATTCCGCAGGCTATTGGTCGTAACGGCCAAGCGGAATACGCTGAACTGTTGAACACGGCGCGGGTGCAAAAACGTTTGCAAGAATTACAAGGAACAGTTCCCAGTGCGGGGATATACGACCCCAAGGTTCTGGCGGCTAAATTTTCACCATCGCAGCTTGCCAATCTAAACGTTGCGGCGCAAGACATAGCGCGTCTCAAGCAAGTGGAAGAACTTGCCGCAGCAGGAACTAAAGCTGGCGGGCGCGGTGTTACGCCTCCCCCGGCGCAATGGAACGAGCTTTCCGGCGGCGTTAACCTTATGAACCCTTTGGTACTGGCAAAAGTAATTGGCGGCAAATTTATCAAAAACGCAATGGATGCGCGTGTGACCGCCGGGGCTTTTGACGCCATATACCGCAACCCGCAAAAATACATGGCGGCGCTGGAAGAAGCTATAAAGATGAAAAGGCGCGGTGAGATCGCGCAGGGTGCCGCTCGGACGATCTCCAACGCGCTCGTGTCGCGCCCCGCCATATCAGTATCTAACGCTCTTGCTAACCAGTAGGCCTTTGATGGACACGCAGAATCTTTTCAATCTGGCGGCAGGCGCAGCTATTGGCATTGGGGGCTGGTTTGCGCGGCAGTTGTGGGACTCCGTGCAAATACTCCGAAAGGATGTTCATGCCATCGAGATCGACCTTCCCAAAAGCTATGTTATGAAGGACGATCTCGACAAGCGCATGGCGCACATCGAAGAGATGTTCCAACGCATCTATGACAAGCTGGACGGGAAGGCGGATAAGTGATCGACACCGATGTCATCACCAAACCTGTCGCCGTCGTGACTGCGGTCATGGCAATGATTGGCGGTGGCTACTCGCTGTATGACAAGATCAAATTGCCGCCCAAAGACATCCTCCGCTGGGATGCAGACCATTTCAGCATCTCAAGCGGCCCAGCGTCGGGTGAGTTTAAGGTAATCGTGGCCCGGCAAAAGATCCGCGACGATTGCACGGTCGAGGATTTTGCCCTTGAGGTGCGGGACGCCGACTACGTGGTTCACAAGGCAAACCCGTCCATCGCCAAGTTCTCTGGCCCCGCCACGCCAACTGTGGACAAGTTTGGTTATCTTATTACCATAGATGATCCCGAAAAGGTTGTTGCAGGGAGCGCCAAGCTGATCGCTCGCATTCTGTACAAGTGCCCAGAGGGCAATGTGGTCATTGCCTACCCTGATCACAAAAACCTGACCTTCAACATTGAGGGGAAATGACCATGCAAATGAGCCCGCCCGCCATCGAAATTCTTGTCAAACAGTTTGAAGGTTGCAAGCTGACAGCGTACCGTTGCCCAGCGGGCGTATGCACCATCGGCTATGGGCACACCTCCGCTGCGGGCGCTCCCGAAGTCACGGACGGCATGAGAATTACGCAGGCGCAGGCGGACCAGATCTTGCGTCAGGATCTGGTCAAATATGAGCGTTCCGTTCAGGATCTGGTCAAGGTAAAACTGACACAGAACCAGTTCGATGTGCTGGTGGACTTTGCTTACAACGCAGGCGTCGGAAACCTCAAATCCTCGACAATGCTGAAAAAGATAAACTCAGGCCAGCTTGACGCAGTGCCCGCCGAGTTGATGAAATGGACCAAAGGCGGCGGCAAAGAACTGCCAGGGCTAGTGCGGCGCAGACAGGCCGAGATAAATTGGTGGATCGCACGTTCAGGATACGCGCATGATCAGCAAGAGGACCGCGTTACACCTGACGCTCCGCCGCAAAGAACTATGGCAGTCAGCAAGCAAGGTAACGCGGCGATACTCACGGCAAGTATCGGAGGGGTGGGAGTCGCTAAGGAAGTCGCTGCGCAGGCAAAAGATGCGGCTGACATGGCGGATCAGTTCGCTGGTTTACTCAGCAACCCAAACTTTGTTGCTATGGCGGCTGTTGTGGGGCTTGGTGCCGCTATCTGGTACTGGCGTAAAAAGAACATGGACCGGGACGGTGTTTAGCCTGCTGTTCACGCCGGTCGGGCGCTACTTCATCATCGCACTGTTAGTCCTTGGGCTAACAGGTTCTGTCTACTACAAGGTTCGACGTGATGCAGTGGCCGAGGTCGAAGCCGCTGCGACGGCGGACGTGCTGCGGAGAACGCAAAATGCGGTTGGCGCTTCTGATGCTCTTGATTTGTCCCCTGACCGGGTGCGTGACCCTGACAAGCACCGTCGAGACTAACGGCGCGGTCTGCACCGTCTGGAAGGACGTGTCGTGGTCGTCCAAAGACACCACGGCTACCATCATCGAGGTCAAACAGAACAACGCCCGCCGCGAAGGTTGGTGCGCTAAGTAAGCGCCGTCACTTTGGGAAACTCGATGTCGCCGAGGATCTCCATGCGCTCTCGCGCCGCGCGCAGCATCGTGTAACGTTGGTGCAGGCGGATCAGCACGGTCTGGCGCTGTTCGCCCTTGCGTTCCTTGTGTAGCAGACGCAGGACGGCATCCTCATCCAGTTCGGGCAACGCTTTGTTAATTTCCCGCCAGTTCATGCCTTCAGTTCCTCAAGTGCTATGTCTGAAATCGCCCGCTTGTCTTGAAGCGCCGCCCAGATCCGTTCGTCTATAGTTTTATTACAAATCAGCAAATAGCACCAGACATCCTTCGTCTGGCCGCTGCGGTGCAACCGTCCTACCGTCTGCTCGAACAGCTCCAGCGACCACGGCATGGACAGGAAAATGATCTTGCATCCACCAAACTGAAGGTTCAGGCCGTGCCCCGCCGACTTGGGATGGATCAATAACAATTCAATCTCACCCGCGTTCCACCGTTTGATGGCGTTGAAATCGTCGATCGTCCGCGCGTGAGGGTAGCGCCGCATCAATTCGGCCAACTCTTCCTTGTAGTTGTAGACGATGATCGTGTTGTCGCGCTGGTTTTCCGTCAGAATTTCTTCAAGCAAATCAAATTTGTGCGCAGAAATCCAAAGGGCTTTTTGTTTCACATGAAACTTACCTGGCTCCGGCGACGTTTCTGTTTTGGTGTCGTAGACAAACCCTGACGCCATCTGCTGGAGTTTGTTCGTCACGGCGGCGGCGTTCGCCGCGATGATGGTGTCGCCACCATACTCCAGCATCAGATCACGCTTCATTTTTTCGTAGGGTCTGCGGTCAGGCATGCCGCAGCGCATTTCCACAACATTTAACTGCGGCAGTTTGTCGCGGTATTCGCCTGGCTCCAGTACGAAGGTCGCCGGGCGGATGGCGTCCATGACCTGTTCCAGCGCGCCCTTGCGCGGCTGCCAGTCGCCGAAGTCGCGGTTGACGCACACGAAGTACTTCTGGAGGAACGCGCCCTTGGCGCGGCCCAGCAGCGTCTGGTCGATCACCTTGCACTGACCGAACACGTCTTCGAGTCCGTTGGAAGTGAACGAGCCGGTCAAACCCCACCGGAACGGGATCTTGTCGAGGTGCGCCAGCAGCGCCTTGAAGCGTTTGCCGCTGGGGTTCTTGAGCCGCGTCAGCTCGTCAAAGACGACGCCGTCGAAGCCTGACAGATCCGGCAGCGATTGGATGTTGTCGTAGTT